AGATGTAATGGCTATATCTAATCAGTTGTTTCCTACTATCAGTTGGTTGAATCGTACCACAACAGGAGCATATCATTATCAACATCATCATGTGAACAGCATTGTCAGCGGAGTTCTATATTTAACAGAGGATCCTGCTCCTATTGAATTTCACACAGACAAAAATTGTGTTTGGGGGCCATTGAAGATGTTTCCTACCAAATATAATCAATATAACACTTATAGCACCACTGTTGAAATCAAACAGGGGACATTATTGATATTTCCGTCCTACCTAGAACATTCTGTAATGAGATCAATAGCTGATACTGATAGGATAAGTTTATCTTTTAACACGTGGATAAACGGAACAATAGGCCTATTAGATAAAACCAGTTTTCTAAATTTAGATGCCCCGACATTGAAATATGAGTCCAAAGACAATCTTAATGTGTTGATAGAACGACAAAGATTGCAAAAATAATTAATTCAAGATTTAGCTTTTCTGTGCCTGTGACCAGTCTCTAATTCTAGTTTCTAATTTTTTTCGTAACTCTGATATTTCTTGTTTCATCTCGTTGCCCATAGTTGGCAACTGTCTAGAGTATATCATTTCTAGATGCATGTTATCAAGTTTTTTAATGCTGTAGGTTAACTTTTGCAACAATTGCACAGTTTCATTTTTTACATTGCCCTCTGGCATGGTGGCTATCACTGATTCGTATTTTTCACAGTCTTTGATAAATCTAGTAGATTTTTGCAGTATGCTTGACATTTTCTAACTCCAATATGGTTTCGATCTTTGTACGAATTATGGTATTGCTCAGTGTGTTTTTTAAACCGGTGTGCAATTGTTTGGGCAAGTGATTCAACGCAGCCCAACTTACGGTAGCAGCCGATGTTGTGAGAAATTCATCATCAACTAGACAGATATATGTACCGTATTCAAATCCACGGTCCTCACTGAGATACAATTCTATGGGTAAAATTTTACCCACTGAGAAATTATTTAACAACGGTTCGGCATCTTCTAATAGACTGCTGTTTCTCACAAATGTAGGCACAGTCCATTTGGCATCTTCTAAAATAAGAAGAATTCTCTTGGTGTTTTTGCTTAGAAACAGTAGACCGGCACGTTGTTGCATCTAGATACTTATCAAGCGTTTAGATCAAATCTCCAATATCCGGCAGCGTATTCGCCTTCAAACGATCTCAACCATTGTGTGCCATCCCACTTGTATTGTACACTTGTGGTCAAGTTAGTGAAATATTGAATAGTTGTCACAGCGCCGGGGTCAAATGTTTCTTGCCATGCAGTCCCAGTCCATTGAATTATAGAATTGGCCTTGATCACAGTGTCATTGCCTATGAGATCTTTCCAAGCATCTGGGCCGTCGTAGGCAGTCGAACCAGAATCCAAGTTGTTCCAGCCGGCGCCATCCACGTGCTGTCCTACATTAGTACTGGTATTGACATCATCTAATACTAGATATCTTGTGCCCACAGGAATTGCAGCAATGCTTCCAAATTTTTCAATAGGACTAAACTTGTAGGGATCAACAATGGCAGTCACCGGCGATACTGTGTTGGTAGGTACAGTGTCCATATCAAGATCTATCACCAGATATGAGGGATCGATTTCATTTACTGTGAATGTACCTGTGACTTCATAACCGCTGGGCTGTGTAAAATGTATTCTACTAGTACCGGTATACCCACCGTGAAGTTCCAATACCTTGTACCAATTCAATCTTTCTTGATTGCCTTTGTAAGGAGTAGCATCTAGTCCCAGGGCCAATACTGCTTCATAGACATTTAACACAGTGAGATCATAGAATCCGGTGGCCTTGTTCACTATAAACAATACCCCAAATCGATCCACAGTATTTTGTATCTGAGTGGTTGCACTTGCATTGTCACCGTTAAATATGAGATCTTCTAGATCCAACAGTTGACCTGATTCTCCAAAAACATTCATGATGATGTTTTTAATGATGCCCATTTTCTTGACCTTGGCGGGTGGACTGATCCAGATAGGAGTTTGAAAATCTAGAGTACAGATATCAATATCACTTTCTGTACCTTGAGGAATAGTTCTTGAACTGAAATTTATGCTGCTGAGATCTACCACGCTGATACTGGTCCAGTCAACATAATTGTCTGTGGTTTGAATTTCAAGACTGGGATTAAACAATACCAGAATCTGTTCCAGCAATTGAAGTTTTTGATCTGTGTTACTGGTCCATATTTCAGCTTTCATAGATAGTTTAAACGGTGTAGGCATAAGTCTTTCCACGGTGTATCCGCCGCCCTGCACTCCACCGTATTCTCTTTCGCCTGCAGTATTGGTAGTATACTGTCGCTCTCTCACAGCCAGTTTACTGACAAAACTATAGTCACTGATTCTAGAATTATCCAACTCGAGGCCGCTGATATAACAGGCAATTCTAGGTACCGTTGACAGTTTGTTTTCACTGTTGTCTTTGATCATGCTGGCAACCTGTCTGGTCATATCACCGTATAACACAGGCACGTGTCGCTCTTCGGGAACATCGCCTCCAGTTTTATATTTGAATCCTATAAAGATTCGCATAAACTGAGTGACATATCGTCTTACTTGCGCATCGTAAAAATAATCCATTATTCATCTGCCTCTGGTCTAAGAGCCTTGCTGAGACTCTGTCTTTCTTTCACAGTGTGTCCATCTATTGTGGCTGTATTTGTATTGTTGATGAATCCAGCTTTTTGTGTCTGGCGAACATCCTTGCCTTCAAACTCATCACCTACTCCAACATCACTTGGTCCTAGATTGCTCATGGTCATCCTCACTTTATCTTCAACCTTGACCCATCTTGATCCGTTGTATCTAAACAACCTATATGGGAAATAATCTTTTCTTAGACAGAACTCTCCAATACCAGCGGCCACCGGAAAAGCTATACCTGCTGTAAATGGAGCACCGTTTGGAGGAATACCATCTCCAACAAGATATCCGTTATAAGCAGATACTTCTGATGATAACAGGGCAGTGGCAGCAGTGACCCCTACATATACGGGACTACCATCAGTGTTGTACAAGAGATTGCCTGCTTCATCAGTGGCCTGAGTTTCTAGGCTGGCATCCATTTGACTGGTATCCGCACTAATCAATACTGGTAATTGATTTTCGTCCACTGTCAGCGTGTAAAACTGTGTGGTATCCGAGCCGCTTCTTGGAGCATCTGCTTCGGCCTGGTCGAGAACTGCCTGAGTGATCTGCATTTCTTTTTCGTAGGTGCTCATTATGTTTCGTAAGCTGTCGGCCAGTTCATAATAGGCAGTATTGGGAGGTGCAACCCCTGTAACTTCTTGTAGCACCGTATAATTTTTTCCATCTAGTCCAGTAACAACATCGCCCGTATAATAAGTCACAGCTGAATTGTATGTGCCAACCATGGCATCTTTGTTGGCAACCTGATCCAGTATTTCTTTAAATTCTTGACTGTCAACCAAGGGTTTACATTTGGCACGATATAGATGCGGATACCAAGTAACTGAAAATCCCTCTGCAGCTCGATTTACTTCTTCAATCACATAGAATCTTTTAAGAGCAAATTGAAGATCGTTGAGAGCATGATCGTCTTTGAGGTGTGGCAGCTCTATAACATCCCCACTGATCAATTTACGACCTAGTTTTTCAATAGTATCATTGATGTGAAATGTGATAAAAACTGTGTCGTTTTGTAAAAATAATCCAAACTGACTGAGATTGAAATCTAGATCTTGCAGACTGTACACACCTCGCATGACATAGATATCGGGATCGTATTTGCGATCTCTATTTTCTAGAAACAGTAAATCTTGTATCTGTGTAGGATCGCTTGTATTATACACAGGTAGAGTAGGCGACGCTGAGCCGCCAGATGCGCCAGGGCCTAGGTATCGATGTATAAACACATCAGTACCTCCAATCTGGAACATTTCCCAGATATTTTTATCTATAAATTTATAATCATTGCCCTTTTCAGGACGGTAAAGGCTCAGTCTTGGCATAGTCATATATTTATAAATAACTATATGAGCCAAATAGACCAATCCAAGCAAGAAGTTTTCAAATACTGCAAAGCCATGCTGGGCGACGGCATGATCGATGTAGAGCTAGATCCCATACACTATGAAACTGCACTGAACAGAGCACTGGGCGTGTTTCGACAGCGTTCAGACAACGCCGTTGAAGAAAGTTATGCGTTTTTAACGCTAAGACAAGATCAACAAGAATACATTTTGCCCAAAGAAGTACAACAGGTACGACAGATATTTCGTAGATCAGTTGGATCAAGAAATGGCAACGGCTCAGGCGGCACTGTATTTGAGCCATTCAACATGGCCTACACCAACACCTATTTGTTAAGTTCAACAAATATGGGTGGCTTACTAACCTATGAACTATTCAGTCAGTATCAAGAATTAGTGGGCAAGATGTTTGGATCTTTCATCAATTTTACTTGGCAACCACAAAGTCGCAAGATAATGATTCAACAGCGTCCTAGGGGCGATGAAGAAGTGATGTTATGGGTCTATAATACCAAGCCAGATTTTGCCATCATTGACGATACCTATGCAGGACAATGGGTCAAAGACTACAGTTTGGCCAACTGCAAGATGATGCTGGGACAGGCCCGTGAAAAGTTTGCTCAAATTGCCGGCCCACAGGGTGGAAGCAGTCTAAACGGTGCGGCAATGAAAGCAGAAGCCACTGCTGAAATAGAAAAACTCACAGATGATTTGATGAAATTAGTACCAGGCGGTCAGGGATATACTTTTATTATAGGTTGACCACAATCGTATTCTCCTGTATACTTTATACAGTTGGAGAATATTATGATTATTGGAATTTGCGGTTTTATCGGATCGGGCAAGGACACAGTTGCAGACTACCTAGTGAATTTTCACGAGTTTCGTAGAGAAAGTTTTGCCAACACATTGAAAGATGCAGTGGCCGCAGTGTTTGGTTGGGATAGAACCATGCTGGAAGGCCGTACCAAAGAAGCCCGTGAATGGCGAGAACAAGTAGATCCATGGTGGGCCGCTAGACTTGATATGCCCACATTGACTCCTAGATGGGTGTTGCAATACTGGGGTACTGAAGTTTGTCGTCGAGCATTTCACGATGACATATGGATTGCCAGCCTAGAAAACAAACTGCGCAACAGTCGAGATAATATTGTTATTTCGGATTGCAGATTTCCCAATGAAATTGAATCTCTAAAACAGGCAGGTGGCAGCATTGTTTGGGTACAAAGAGGCACACTGCCCGATTGGTATGAAGATGCAGTCAGTGCAAATCAAGGTAACAACGTGGGATTAAACGCAATGAAAATGCGCAAGATACATGCCAGCGAGTGGGCTTGGTTAGGCAGTGACTTTGATGTGGTCATTGACAACAACGGTTCTATTGATGACCTTTATAGGCAATCAGCCAGTCTAGTAGTCAGCGACAAGATCGCCCTGTCGCCAAGTGATTCCTTCTTTGCCTAGTATTTGAGCACAGTTCGAACACACAGTTTTTAAATTGATGTGGCGACAGTGATCTAGATTGCCGTCTATGTGAAATACTCTAAAAATTTCTTTGTGAACTGAGCGAAACCCACATTTGTCACATTGATTTTTTATTCGATACCCGGATCGATGCCATCTAGGAATGCCAAACCCTAGACCGTTGCTCATACAGATCTCGCACAATGATCTATAATAGATCTTGTTGTTTTTTTTATAGTTCACAGCACGGGGTCTAGAACCGCATTTACATAAAGGTCTCATACAGTTATTTAAAAGAAGTAAGCCTTTTCAGCCCCTTTTCTCACCTTGCATATCCTGGGGTTTTTTTGTGATGGCGCTAAATAATAGTACATTGATTTAACCCTAGGAGACAGTCGAATGGCACTAACATCACCAGGCGTAGAAGTACAAGTAATTGACGAGAGTTTTTATACTCCAGCTGAACCAGGAACGGTTCCGTTAATTGTTGTAGCCACTGCTGAAAACAAAATAAACGGAGCTGGCACAGGCACAGCTTCAGGTACCACTGCAGCCAATGCAGGCAAGGTATTCAAAATGACCAGTCAACGAGAACTTGTTGACACATTTGGTTCACCGTTCTTTGAAAAGACAGTATCGGCCAGTCCTATACACGGTGGCGAAAGAAACGAATACGGTCTACTAGCTGCTTACAGCTTGTTGGGCGTTTCAAATTCTGCATTTATCCTACGTGCAGATATCAACCTAAATGAACTAGAAGGTCAAACAGATGCACCGGGAGCGGACCCAGCTGATGGCAAGTGGTGGGTAGACACACAAACCACCGCTTGGGGTATCAACGAATGGAACGGTTTGGCACTAGCCGACAGCGGTCAAAAATTTACAGCTAAAACTCCATTAGTACTCACAGATGCTGATCTTGACAACATCAACAGCAATGCTCCTAAAGCTTCAGTAGGCACAATCGGTGACTATGCTGTGGTGTTTCAAACAGCAGCAGGCGACGGAACATTTTTAGCTGAAGATGAGTTGGTAAGAATATACTACAAGAGTGCAGGCAATGCCACTGCTGGTATCACAGCCGGTACGTGGGTACTGGTTGGTAGTCCTAATTGGACAGCCAGTCATCCTACAGCATTTAGTTCGGCAGCAGTGACTGGGACATTATCAGGCACATTAGTGATCAATGATGTCACTATTACACCAGGTGCTAGTCTTGCTTCCTGTCTTTCCAGTATCAATACATTGATGAACGGCAGCGGTATCACTGCTGTAGTCAGCAACAGCAGATTGTATCTATTCAGTGACGGTACTTCCACTGCCACAGGCGGTGACTCCACAGCAACTGCCGGCGGTACAGGTGGTATTGTGATCAGTGGAACTGCACTGGGAACTGGTGCTGGCCTATTAAACATTGCAGCTGGCACATACATGTGCCCAGTACTGGCTCAACAGCCACACACCAGTGTGCCCTTGTTTAAAAGATCAGATTTTGGATCTACTGTAAATGCTCGTCCTACAGGTTCTGTATGGTTAAAAACAACTGAGCCAAACAACGGAGCTCGTTGGAGAGTTAAAAAATACAATGCAAGCACTGATGCTTGGATGGCCAACGAAGCACCCCTGTATGCAACTCCGCACTCTGCACTATACTATCTTGATAAATCCGGTGGTGGTGCAAATCTTCCCAAAGGTGCATTGTTTGTTCAAACAAATGCCAGAGAAGATGTAGGATCATATTCTGCAAGCGGTGGCGGCATTCCTCCTTTTGGTGCCCTAGATGCAACACTAGCTACTACCACTTTTAGAATATTTAAAAGAGCTGCCAGCGGTGAAACTGCTATCAAATCTAAAATTATTACTACAGCTACACTGAGTGCAGTAGCAAGAACGTTCACAATCAAACAGTCGATTGTTGGCGATACTGAACTGAGCACAGCAGCTTCATTTACATTCACAGCAGCAGGCACAGCAGACGATGCGTTTACAATCGCAGGATTAATTAACGCTGCAAGTTATACTGATTCAGCTGGTGATGCTATTACAAATAACGTAGTGGCCAGTGTCAATACCAGCAACGAATTGGTGATCACACACAAGACAGGTGGCGATTTTAGACTAACTGATGTCACAGGTACTGCTGTTGGAACACTGTTTGCAGTTTACAACCTAGAAACAGGTGCTGGCACCAGTAATTTCTACGCATTGTCAAGTGGCTTGGCCACAGGAGCAGCAGAAGGTTATTTGGCTTCCTTATGGATCCCATTGGTCGGTGATGTGTTTGCCGCCACTCCAGATTCTCCATTAGAAGAGCCAGCAGACGGACAATTATGGTACAACCCTGCCTTTGGTGATGTGGATCTAATGATTCACAATGGCACAACCTGGGTGGGCTATCAAAACTTCACAGGATACACTGGCACTGACCCAGAAGGTCCACTTGTATCCGCAACAATGCCTGAAACACAAACTGACGGCACTGCGTTGGTCAGCGGTGATATTTGGATCAGCACAGCTGATTTAGAAAATTTCCCAAGTATTTACAAATTCAATCCTGATGCAGGCACAAAACTTGCACTAAAATGGGTGTTGATTGACAAGACTGATCAAACCACAGAAGAAGGTGTTTTATTTGCAGATGCTCGTGCAGGTACTACTGGTGGATCAACCACTGCTGCGCCTACCGGATCAATCAAAGATTTGTTGACCAACGACTTCTTAGATTTCGACGCACCAGATCCAGATCTATATCCCAAAGGCATGTTGCTGTGGAATCTACGTAGAAGCGGTGGGAACGTCAAGAAATACAACGATAGTTATATTGACACCACAGCAGACAACGAAAGACAATCCGGATCACCAAGTATGGAAGCATACTGGCCTGATCGTTGGACCACTGCTAGTCCCAACAATGAAGACGGTTCAGGATCATTTGGTCGCAAGGCACAGAGATCAGCTGTGGTTGCTGCATTGAAGAGTGCTATCGACACCAGCGAAGAAGCACGTGACGAAGAACGCAGAAACTTCAATATAATTGCTTGCCCTGGATATCCAGAAGCATTTAGCAATCTAATCAACTTGAATCTAGATCGCAAGGTTACAGCTTTTGTGGTTGGTGATACACCATTGCGTCTAAAGAGCGATGCAACAAGCCTAACTACTTGGGGTACCAATGCTAATCTAGCACTGGACAACGGAGATAATGGCATTGTTACCTATGACGAATATGCA